TAGATTTTGGCAGGTTTTTTAGATTATCTAATGCCGTGCCTTCAATCTTTGAGCTATTAACTGACCCTGTAAGTGCTATAAAAAACTTTGATAAAGTAGCAGATCAGATAGATGCACAGATAGCTAAACAAAATGCGCTGGCTATGGGTAAAAACCCAATTCAATCAGGCTCATATTTAAGTACTCAAAAGAAAATAACAGCCCTTACTAAAGAACAACAAAAAGCCACGGCTAAAATCCTTGCAGATAAGAGACTTACTTTAGCCCTTGATAAAGCAAACCTAGCCTTAGCTAAAGGCACAGACGTTTTTGATTTAGATAAAATCCAGCTTAACGCCGCCCTTATCGGTCAGGCTGAGGCGTTAGGCAAAGCCACTACAGGCTCACAGATACTAGCTATTGCCAATGACGTAGCCCGCCTAAAAGTTAAGCAAGACATAAACGAGCTAGAGGATGCCATAGCCTCAAAGGATGTGAAGCGCATAGAGGCTGCCACTAAGCAACTTAATGCTGACCTAGCCATATTGAGTACGCTACAAAGCCAAAACTTTCAGGTACTTAGTATTAGCTCAATCTTAGCTGCATTAAAGCCAGCCGATCTAATTAACCAAGCTAATCTAGATGAGGCCCTGCGCAAGATTTACGAGATGATGAAGCTGCTAGCAGGTATGGGCGCAGGCGGCGGCGGCGCCTCAGGTGGCACTAGTAATAAAATTATGGGAACGCAAGTACCAGAGTTTAAGGGTTTGCCTAAATTAGAAAAATTGACAGGCAACGAGTCTATAGGCGCAATTTTAGAGTATTCAGCGGCAGTAACAGAGTTAGCTACCGTAATGGCTGAGATGCAAGAGGCACAAAATGCAGCTGCCTCAAAGGCTTTAGATGAGAGTATTTTAGGTAAGATAGCGGCAGCTGTTGCAGCGGCCACAATAGAAGCAAACCGTGAGCGCTACGGCAATCAAGGTATGGGCGCTCAGGTGACTATTGTAGATAAGACCAGCGGCCTTATAGAGATAGTACAAACGGCAGTACAAGAAAATAGCCGCTACGGTAATAGCCTGACTTACGCTGGTAATATCTAATGGCTATGCCAACTATTGAGGCTTTTATTAACTTTAGTACAGGCGCCGTTTTTGCAGGTGACCTATTCTTAAACACAGGCCAATTAGACGTAAACACTCTATCGGGGCCTACCCTTGTGGTGGATGTATCTAACCTTTTAGACAGCATTACAACTAATAGAGGCCGTAACGCTCAGGCTGACCAATTCCAAACGGGCAGTTTATCTATGCGCCTTGTAGATCAAAACGGCGATTTTAACCCACAAAATGTAAACAGCCCTTACTATGGCTTGCTTTCACCTATGCGTAAAGTAACTATTAGCGCAAATTATGACAATGTTGATTATCCTATTTTTGCAGGCTTTATTACTAGCTTTACAACTACTACACCTAAAAATGCGCTAGATGTGGTTTATACCACTATCACAGCTGTGGACGGCTTTAGACTCGCTCAAAACGCACAGATAAGTACCGTGGCTGGGGCTACAGCTGGCAACCTATCAGGCACTCGTATTAACCAAATCTTAGATGCTATCGCCTGGCCTGCTACTCAGCGTGACATAGATGCAGGTTTAACCACTATGCAGGCAGACCCAGGCACGGCCCGCACGGCGCTAGCTGCTATGCAGACCGTAGAGATTAGCGAGTACGGCGCTTTGTATTGTGGCAAAAATGGCGATTTTGTCTTTCAAGATCGTAGCGTTACAGCTGGTAGCGCTGGCGGCACGCCCGTACTCTTTAACGATAATGGCTCAGATATTAGCTACTTTAATGCGGTGTGGCGCCTTGACGATACCCTAGTTTACAACCAGGCCAATATCACCCGTACAGGTGGTACTACTCAAACTACAACAAACCAGGCCAGCGTTGATAAATACTTTTTGCACAGCTACAACCAGCAAAACCTTTTAATGCAAACCGATGCCGTAGCTAAGGATTATGCCAATAGTTACGTGGCCAGCCGAGCCGAGACGTCTAGCCGCTGCGATGCTATTAACCTAGACCTGTTCACAGATAACTACACGGCAGGCACCATAGCGGCTTTAGATCTAGATTTTTTTGACCCAGTAACTATTACTACTAACCAGCCTGGCGGCTCTACCCTAACTAAGACTTTGCAGGTTTTTGGCATATCCCACAGCATTACGCCTAACAGCTGGAAAACAACACTTACCACTTTAGAGCCAATTATTGACGGCTTTATATTAGACTCATCCATATACGGTTTGCTTGACAGCGGCGTATTAAGTTACTAAGGAGATACAACTATGGCCGCAGGATTAGGTTTTAAGACCTTTACCTCAGGTGAAGTTTTAACAGCCGCAGATACTAACGGCTATTTAATGCAGGGCGTTATGGTTTTTGCCAACGCCTCAGCTCGTAGCGCTGCTATTACATCACCGCAAGAGGGGCAATATTCTTACCTCAAAGATACAAACTCCACTGAATACTATGACGGTGCAGCGTGGGTGGCAGGCGTAGAAGGTGACATTTCAGGCGTTACGGCTGGCGTAGGTATTAGCGGCGGCGGCACCTCAGGCACAGTTACGGTTACTAACTCAATGGCTACAGCTATTACAACTAAAGGCGATTTAGTACCAGGCACAGGCTCAGGTACTTTTAGCCGTCTAGCAGCTGGATCTAACGGCGAAACTCTTGTAGCCGATGCTTCCACTTCAACAGGCTTGCGCTGGAATCCAACATCAACAATGGCAAATCCTGTTATCAATGGTGGTGTAGATATATGGCAACGAGGAACATCTTTCACAGGTTCTAACACATACATTTATACCGCAGACCGTTGGGCTTGGCGTGATAGTTCAGGTGGTAATGGAAGTTTATTGCAAGTGACATCAAGCCTGCCAGATGGATTTCAATATGGAATTAAATTAGGTCGGGCAAGTGGTGGAACGAGCACAAGTGCTCAAATTTTGTCATTACCTTTGGAAACAAGTAATTCAATTCCGTATGCAAATCAAACAATAACAATGTCTTTTTATGCTAAAAAGGGTGCTAATTTTTCACCAACTCAATTAAGCGTTTTACTCTATTCGGGAACTGGAACAAATCAATCCGTTGGTGGAACTACTGGTGGTGCTGCTTCTTGGACTGGTGCATCAGCCATTATTAGCCAAAATATCACGGCTGCTACATTAACTACTTCGTGGGTGCGTTATTCATATTCAGTAACTGTTGGTTCGACTGCAACTCAATTAGCACCATATTTGCAAATTGCAGGAGTTGGAACGGCTGGGGCTGATGATTATATTTATCTAACAGGCGTCCAAATTGATTTAGGTTCAGTTGCGCTACCTTTCCGCAGAAGCGGTGGAACAATCCAAGGGGAATTAGCCTGCGCTCAGCGTTACTACTATCGCCACGCAACAGGTACATCACTTAAATCTATTGCGCTTGGTGCTTATGTATCAGGTTCCCAATTTGAGGTTGTCCTAAAATTGCCAGTATCTATGCGTACAACACCAACTATTGACCAAGTGACGGGTACTGACTATTACATCAATGACGGAAACTCTGATGCTTATAACAGTTTAACTATTGACTACGCAACTGAAAATAGCGTAGCGATGTATAACAATGCTCAAGTTTCAGGCACTACTGGTCAATGTTTTTCAACAAAATTAAATAATGCAGCCGCTTATCTAGGCTTTAACTCGGAGTTATAAAATGACAAATCCAATATACGAAATAATTACTACACCTTCAGGCGGTACAGTTATCAACGCCTTATACGAGGACGGGCGGTTATTATCTATTCCGTCTATTGAAGCCAATTCGGACTACCAAGCATACCTCGACAGAGACAAGCCTAAAGCGGCACTATCCACACCGATAGTTAGCAGCGATGCAGACTAGCTACAACGGTTGGCCTGCATCTAAGGATCAGGCCGAGATAGGCATAAAGTCTTACACGGTAGAGGGCACAAGCCTTAAACTGCGTTGCGCTGAAAAGGTAGCGCCGTTACTTATTAATTTTGCTAAAGAGTTTAACGAGCTAATAGAGCCGCTAGAGGGCGGGGCGCTAGATGACTGGGGCTACTGCTACCGTATGGTGCGAGGCACTACTGACAAACTTAGTAACCACAGTAGCGGCACAGCGCTAGACCTTAATGCAACTAAACACCCGTTAGCTAAGGTAGGCACGTTTGAGGCCAGTAAGGTACCTATGATCCGTGCCCTGGCTAAAAAGTATGGCCTCACCTGGGGCGGGGATTACAAAAACCGTAAAGATGAGATGCATTTTGAGATAGCACTAAGCCCTGAAAAGGTCAGGGTTTTAATTACCAAGTTAGGATTAGAAAATGCCAACTAGCTCACAAGTATCAGTAACTACAACAGCTACGTTATTAGTAGCTGCAAATACTATGGATCAAACAGTTTGGATACACAATTCAGGCGGTGCGCTTTATATCGGCGCTAGCAACGTAACCACAGCAAACGGTTACAAGCTAGATACTGATGATAAAATGGAATTGCCAGTAGGTGACAATGAAGCCCTCTACGGCATTGTTGCATCAGGTACTAATACGGTGTTTGTACTTAAACAAGTCAACTAAGGGGCATTTAAGGAGCAATACAATGCAAGAGCAACTAAAGGCCGCTGGCCTGTCTTACCTACGTGCAGCTCTATCGTGCGTGGGTGCCCTATATCTCAGCGGGATATCAGACCCTAAAGTACTAGCTAATGCTTTTCTTGCTGGGCTAATTGGGCCAGTACTTAAGGCGCTAGCACCTAATGAAAAGC